TGCCCATTCGTAACCATGTTCACTTAATATTTTAACGTACATTTCTTAACCCATAAGCTAATATAGTTAGTCCTGATACCACACTAAACAAAATAGCATAGGATTCATTAAATTTAATTGCGATGCTCATGCCAATAATTAATACTGCACAAAACAACATAAAATAACCTAAAAATATAGCCATTAAATCATCATACGATTCCATCATTGTCTCCCTTTCTCAAGTCTCTTTTCATTATTTACGATATTTAAGATAGTTTTGTCGTCTTTTTTCTTTAACGGCTTGCGGATTTTCCGCTTTTTCTCTTGCTCGTTTTAATCTACGAGCTTCATTTTCTCGCGTATATCTTTCTCTGCGTTTTGCAAGCCTTCTTGCTTCACGACCATACTCTGTGTCTTCTAATGGTGTTAAGACAGTTGAATAACGAATATTTACAGCTTCAATCGCATTACCATCTTTGTCAAATGCATAGCTACCAGCCATCATAACTATTACGCCTATCTTTTCAAAAATTAAATCAATAAGATTCATGTTAAATCTCAAAATGGGATATCGTCATCAGTAAATTCTAATGCTGATTTTGTATCAATAATTATTTCATCCACATTTTCTGGAATAAATCCATCTGCGAACCTAACTTTTTTTACATTAAGGTATTTACCTTTTTGTGAAACCAATATTTCTAGTGGTTTAGGTAATTGTCCCACATACGCGAGCGCACAGTCAATCGTTTTTGGACATTTACCAATGACCCTTTTTGCCCACCAACCATATGCCATGCCACGTTGAGGTGAACCTAAAGGGTTCTCAAAACCCACCCATTCAGTCGCACCTAGTGTGGCAGAATTATATTCAACTCGAAGCATCGGAATACCTGTTTTACGGATAATATGCTTTGAATACTGCACATCATAAACTTCATACCATTCATCTTCTATTTCATGATTAACGATTTTAGTACGAGGTTCTTTTGCAATAATTTCTTGTGTTGATGCCGTGTGAGTTATCTTTACTTCAAATGGGAAGTCATGTCCGCATTCTGGGCAAACTCTCACTGAAGGATGACTTATTGTTTGGCAATAAATACACGTCTTTACAGGAGGATTACCACCCTTTCCTTCCCTTTTCATCTTAGGTATCACTGGGTCATTAATCATTCCTAATCGGGCAATCGTTCCTGAGAAGTCAAGACACAATGCGCCATTAGGTTTTATACCCGCTGAAATCGCTTCTAATCGCCCTTCCTTGGTCGATAAGTCATAGCCCTTGGCATACACTGGGCGAGTCGCTCTTCCGTACCTCTGGATGTACCTAGCGGTTGATGTGGTTGGTGCTAAATCAATCACCATGTCAATCTGAGGAATATTTGTACCCGTTGTTAAAACCATTGCATTTACAGCGCAGCGATACTTACCATCTTTAAAATCTTGAATAGCGGTATCGCGCTCATCATTACTCATCTTTGAATGCACTGCTACCGCAGAGATACCGAATTCATCATTAAGCATATCTGTGATATGAATCACATGGTCAATACTTGTGGCAAAACATATCCAGCAATTGCGGTCATGTCCATACGCCACCGCTTCTTTTAATGCTTCACGAGTAACTTCAATCTTATCAACTGCTTGCGCTAATTGTTTTGAATTATAATCACCCGCAGTAATCTTAACACCTGTGACATCTAATTGAGATTTGGTTCGTTTAGATGTCAGTGTGGCAAGATAGCCTTCTTCAATAAACCAATTGAATTCATGGAAACTTGTTAAATCAATTGAGAACCCATCAAAGATAGGATGGTTCTCTGTAATCAATCCGTGTCCGAGACGATAACAAGTCGCAGATAATCCCACTACTTTGAGATATTTATTTTTAGCTTCTAAAGCCTTAATAAACTTCACATAAGTAGTGGTTTCATTTCCGCTAATTGAATGTGCTTCATCCACAATTACTAAATCAACTTTGCCAAGTAAATCCGCATTATTAGCAATACTTCCTATTCCACAAAATGTGATTTGAGAAATATCTTTTTTACCAAGACCAGCAGAATAAATACTTGATGGTGCTGTTGACCAAAGTCTCTCAAGCTCGTTGTAGTCTTGTTCAACTAATTCTTTTACATGACTAACAACAACAATTCTAAGACGAGGGAATTCAAATACAAGTTGTTTTATTAACCCTGAAATAATTAAGGCTTTACCTGTATTATGATGCACAAAAAAGAATTCATCTAAATATAAATGATTACCATCTAATTCAAACCCATAAAAGTCATCCTCAGGTAATTCTTCATATTTAAACCCAGTTACTAATGGGTCTTTATTCATTTTTCGTTTTGTTAAACAATCCCTATTTTTTATAACAGGTATTTTATCAACATCACCTGAGATACAAACACGCCAATACTGCGCTTTAAAGTTATTCTGACAACCTTTTGTGCATTCAAATATTGTTGCCCATAAACCTAAACTTCTGGAAATAAATACCACATCTTCAGATAACTGTCGTGATTTACTGATAAAGTCAAAACTAGTACCTTTGGCTATATGACCATCTGAATCCAATAAACCAGCCAATACTTCCAATCTGGTTTCAATAGAGCCAAATTTAAAAATATCTGGGACAAATTTATCTTTGTGAATTCTACCCCATAGACCGTTATCCTCAAGTAATTTTGTAAATTTGTTTTTATTATATTGCAAACCATTTTTAACTCTTGCAACACGATACATTTTTGATTGATTATTGATTCTTTTTAAAATAGATATTTTAAGGTCACCAATCAAGTCAATATAATCTGTAAAACGATTAACAATTTCAACATCCATACTTGTTAATATTGGTGTTGACATCATTGAGCCATCACCAAGCATCAAACCAGCAATCCAAGCATCAATTGTTGGTTTTTCTATTTCTGGAAACGTAACTATCTCAGATTTATATAATTTTACCCTATCTTTAAAGTTATTGGCTTTTTTAACAAAATCATTAAAAGTTAAATTAATAACTGTTCCCTTTGCATAATTGTCAAATTTAGTTGTTTTTAAACTAAGAATGTGGTCTTTATTAACAACAAAAGTATCATGACCTTTATTAGGAATAATTTTTACCATTTCTTGTCTACCACGAGCTAATGAAAGCACTTTTCTAGGAGTGGAATCATCGCCCATAAGTAAATCACCAACAACAACATCTTGAACTTTTTTAATTGAGCCATCAAACATGAGTATTCCATGATTAATCGCATGGCATCCCGTTGGAGCTGCAATAACAGGATTACCTTTACCTGCACGAATAAAGGCAAGCGTTTCATCAATTGCTCTTTGTTGATAACACCGTAGTTTTACTTGTGACATTTTCTACCTCTATGATAATTGACGCATTGACCATTTTTCACATCCAATTAATGCGTTCTCTTTGGGTATATCACAATTAAATCGCTCACAGTTCCAAGCACCATGCACTTCTTTGCTTGGGAAACTGTACTCACAGCTACGACAATTCACATCAACATTATCAACATCACTCATGTGACAAAGAAATACAAAATCACAATATTTACATTCAAACTTCTCTGCACTTTCATGCATTCTTTGTGGAGGGAGTGTGGCATAAATTATTTCTTCTGCTCTGTCTAAATGAATCCCTGCAACATAATTCTCACGCTCAATAATTTCAACATAGATATCGGAATCATCTTTATTAATAGCCATATAAAGTGAAAAATTAAGTTTTAGTTTATCCATCCCAATTTGCATTTGGGTATAATGCACGGGTTTAGATTTAGCCACACCTTCTTTAACGAGCTTTTTAAATGTCTTAGATGAATTAGTTTTAAACTCAAGCAAACAAGGCTCATATAAATTAGGAAGGTTAAGCGCAATACCATCACTTGAACCACCAAAATGCCCATTAGCATGACTAAAATTGAATTGTTTACCTGTTTCAGGGTCAAACTGTCTAATCTCAACACCAATGCATTCCAGCATTGCGATAAATACGGCTTCACTTAAATGACCTGCATTGAATAATCTCAGCATTCTACCTGAGAATTTTTCAGGTTTAATCCAATGATATGAATACCACAGTTTTCGGTCACAAGGGTCACCAATTAATGATGCCCCTAAATGTGACCTAACGGGTTTTAAATCTGATGCACGATAGGCATCAGACATTAACGGCAACCAGTTGGCTAATGACTCACGATATTTAGTGCCTTGGTCAGCATACATAGCATCTTCAATTTGTTGTTTAATGCTATCTGCAACAAACTGTAATGAGTGCTTATAAGTCATCTTGTTTGCCAATTGTTTTTGGTACGCAATACGCGCGAAGACGTGAAGTCATTGTGAAATTTTGTTTGATATCATCAATGATTAGATTCTTTACTTGTTCACAAGTAACTTTGTTTGTAAACTCATAACCACCTTGTGATAATCCGTTTGCATTGCCTAAAATTAAAATTAAAATAAATGTATTCATCTCTCTCTCCAGATAAGGTTAAGGGTGGTCGGTTAGTAACCACCCCTATTAGGTTATTTAAGCTGCGTTAAGCCATGCGGGTGCGTCTTCATCATGAGCATCAATAGCTTCACTTGTATTTGATACAGGTGGTCTTGGTGGCTTTGCTGGAGCTGTTTTTGGTGCTACATTTGGTGCAGTAGGTCTTGCTGCTGGAATAGCACTCACAGGGGATGGAATATTTCCCGTTAATGATGCAATAAACGCAACCCCTTCAGGTGAATTCAATGTTTGTTGTTGTGATACCAATGGCTCATCTTCACCACGAACTTCAGTTAACACAGAATAAAAACCTTTAATGTTCACATTCACACTTGGACGTAATTCACCTGTTGTGCGGTCAGCATATGAATTGAATGCATGGTCAGCACGAACTTTAAATGGTCTATTGTGAACTTCAATGACACCAGACTTAGGGTAAATGCCAATAGCAAGGAATAATGCTTTTAATTGTGATTTACCGATATCTACAGCCCGTTGATTAGGATTACGAAGTGAATAATACACTTTTGTTGTTGCGCCTTTATAAGCACCTTCAAGCACAGTTAATTCTAAATGCTGAACTAAATGTGTTTCTTCTGACTTACCTGCTGAAGGCTTGACTTCTGACCCTGTGATTGCAACAGTCACAACGCCTTTAGGAAAACGTAATTGCGCTTCACCTGACGCTTCAACTGCATCCCATTGCCCAGCCATTTCTTGATAAAAATTCATTTTTGTAACTCCGTGTGGTTAGTTATGTGCTGGTTT